GCTGGGCCAGAATATCACGGTCGATCAAAGTCTTTTCCGAGACAATGATTAATCTGGGGCCAAAAGCCGCCATCAAGCGCATGTTATCTTCTGCATTATCACGCATGAAGGGAGTTGCGGTCAGAGCAACCCGAATTTGGGCATTTTTGCAGTGCTTCAGAATCTCGTAATAAGAATTACCACCAGCTTCATGAGCCTCTTCGCCAATAACGACCTCGAACATTCCAAGCAGCTTGATAAAGCGATTGCGATTCTTGACCTTTTCATCATAGCGCGTAGTGCCAGCTGCAACCGCATCGGCACGTTTCATTTCTGGTGGTTTAGGTAGTTTCTTTTTGATTGCGCGCTCAAGAAGTACCGCGTTTTTCTTCACAACGTTCCTGATCTCGCTATTCAGATCAGGCTCTTCCAGCGCCGAAATAAGTGTCTGAACCATTCCGACATTGATGCCGCGAACTGGAGTAAACTGACCGTCGCCAATAACACCAACATTAAAGCCGTTTTTTACGCAATCATCACGCATCTGATACATGAGAATGCCACGCGTTGTCAGAAACAGCGTCATGCGCTTGTAGCGAGCCATCACCAGCTTAGCTATCTTCGATTTACCGCCGCCAGTAGCAACCTGAACAATACCCCGCTGGTGACGCTCTACGCTCTTCAGAGCTTTCATCTGAAAGTCGTAACTCGGATTGTCATTGCCAAATTCATCGACAACAGGGTTTTCTTCACCAACCGGCAGCAGGGCAGGGGCTTTGACGATCTGAACCTTATAGCCCTTTTGAATCAACTCAGAATGAACCATGTGCACAAAGCCTGCCGGAAAGGTATTGTTCTTGCGCGCGTAAAAACTCGACCGACCGTCCCATGAACCGCCGACATTCATAAAGTTCACACCATCAACCAGATAGGAAAGCAGTTCTGCTACCAAATTGATTGCCGCTGGCGGAGCATCAATCAGTTTGGCGACGACACAATTCGAGGCGAGTTTGATTAAATTAGACATTGGTTATTGCATCTTGCTATTTTAAGTGCGTATGATAAGTCACCATTGACTTACCATAGGATGAGACGTGCCAGAAGTAATTTCTTTAAACCCACATGATCTTCAGGCGAATTCCTGGAACAGTAATTATATGTCGCCCGAAAACGAAGCCAAACTTGATGCTTCAATCCGGCGACTTGGAATGTTCAAGTCTGTCATCGTTAGAGAAACCTTGGAAGGTTATCAGATCATCGGTGGCGAGCATCGATGGGAAAGCGCCAAAAGAGTCGGCTTAAAAACAATCTCGGTTATCAATCTTGGAAGTATTGACGATCAGAAAGCCAAAGAGATTTCTCTTGCTGACAATGCCAGATACGGTGCCGATGATACAGTCGCTTTGGCGAATATGCTCAACGAGATGGATATTGCCGATATTGCGCAGTTTCTACCCTTCACTGACACAGATGTTGCGTTAATTTTCTCATCAAAAGATATAGCACTTGATGATCTGGAGCTAGATGAAAAATTCGAAACCAGCGAAGATACCACGTTAGAAATTACTAAACCCATCAAAGTACCGAAAACTCACACGATTATGCGCTTCAAAGTTGGTTTAAAAGATGCAGAAAAGATCTCAGAACTGATTGCACGAACTCAAGTCCATGAAGGCTTTACCGCCTCGGACGAACTTACCAACGCAGGCGATGCTCTCGTTCATCTTCTCGGCGAGAGTTCTATTTGATGCTTAACCGCCAAAACCCGCCAATCATCATTCCAGAGCCACGATTTGATGAATGCCGAGAATGTAAATTCTACCGCCATTTTCACACATCGGTCAGATGCAAAGGCTGCGGTATTGGCGAGAACTTTGAAGAAATTATAAAAGATTTTGACGCTGACTTTGAAAATTTTGGCAATAGTTTTAGGGAAAATGATTGATGAGCGACCAGACTGGCACATTGGAGATTCGGAATATCTCTGATCTCGTACCTTACGAAAAAAACGCCAAAAAACACCCTACCGAACAAATTCAGAAATTAACTGTTCAGATTAAAAAACACGGCTGGACACAGCCGATCGTCATTCAGAAATCCAGTAGCGTTATTATCGCCGGACATGGCCGTAGACTGGCAGCTCTTCAGATGGGTCTGATAAAAGTTCCTGTCATAGTTGTTGATGTCACAGACGAAGAAGCCAGAGCCATGCGTATCGCAGACAATGCGGTTGTCTCAAAGGACTTCGATGTTTCACTGCTTCAAGAAGAAGCTGTCGATCTCAAGTTACTTGGTATGGATATGGAGCTGCTCGGTCTTGATGACAATGATCTCCAATTCATGATTGACGATGTAAGCGCGATGGATATGTCGGCTTTTGAGGATGATATTTCAACCGCAGTTGAGACCCAGAAAGACGAAAATAAAAAGAAGCAATCTAAGATCGACGAAACCGAGATTGCTTTGAAAAAAGGCTTTGGCTTTTCAAGCTTCACCGTCTCCCAGACCCGTGTAATCAAAGACCTGATGACCAAGATTGAAGAGCACACCGGAGAAACCGGCGCAAACGCTTTGATTACTCATTTACAGGAGACAACCTAATGAGCGTCGAGGAAACGGTAAAACCGGAACCCGAAATCAAAACCGCAACCATTTTAAGTTTTTCACAGAAGCGCCGCCTCGATACGCCTGAACAAATTCAAGAGTCGGTCGCATTAATGCACCAAAATGCGTCGTTCAATAGTGAAGAGGAAGAAGTCGCTGAAATCGTTGTTGATAAGGCAACGCTTGAGACGGTTGAAGAGATTTTAGCATCGGTTAAAGCCGGTCGTATCAAAGGCATCGCGGTAATCGGCTGGAATCCCGAAGATCAGATATTTGGTCGCTGGATCACCTTGCCGCCTAATCGTGATCTATCGACCTCGGCATTTCATTTTAAAGGCGCACTTACTCTGCTCGACGATGCTCTGGCTGACTGTGCGATGATTGAGGGTGGTTATATTTCTGATGAAGACGATCTGGAAGGCGAGCAATGAAGTACATTATTGATCGCCGCTTTACCACTTCGGTTCAGCGTAGCCCCAGAGTTCTGGAAATTGCAGAGGCATTTGGCCTGGGACTGTCTGAAAAGGAATTTGTGGTTTACAACAACCTCGAAATCGAAATCAATTCGGGCGATATTGTTTATATTACAGGTCAGTCAGGATCAGGTAAGTCTCTGCTATTGCAGGATTTAACTGAAAAAATGCGCGCTTCGGGCTTAAAAGTCGCTGACTTAAACAGCATCGAAATGAAACCGAACTGTCCAGTGATCGATCAGCTGGGAAAAACCACCACCAATGCCGCCGATCTTCTGGCGAAAGCCGGTATATCTGACGCCTGGATCTATATCCGCCAACCAAATGAGCTATCCGACGGTCAAAGATACCGCTTAAAATTAGCTAAAGTGATGGAGTCTGACGCGGACGTTTGGATTGCTGACGAATTTGGAGCTATTTTAGATCGCGTTACAGCCAAGGTTATTGCATTCAACATGCAAAAAGTTGCCAGAAAGCTTGGTAAAATTCTGATGGTGGCGACAACTCATACCGATTTGATGGAAGAATTAGGCCCATCTTTAACCATCACCAAGAAATTTCGTGATAGAGTTGAAGTCAGTAATGACTTATCCTTTATGAGTAAGAAGAAAGACTGTAAGGACTCATGTACATTTTCAAGAGCAATCGGCCAACCGATACCAAGACTTTGCATAAAGTGCAGCGCACCAGAGCGATGACTCACGTTTATTGCGATGATTGGCATGAGTATAATTACAAACCGCTAATCGCAACGGAAGTATTCGAGAGAAAACCGGTGATGATTGATACTAGGATATTGGACGCAGATGGTGAACTAATTCGCTATCGTCTGATGAAACAACCTATTAATTTTATTCATTTTAATAGCGATGAATTTGAAGACGAATTTGAAGAAGGCGATGAGTAAGTGAAAATAGCAGATCATCAGGGAAGCTCGCTGAGTGCTGATCTTTGTCAGTCTGCTACAGTGACGCTTATCGAGCGTCATACTGCCCCCAGCGCTCGTTTCTCGCTGCTTAATGACATGTATGTCGAGCGGGGTAGCATTAGAGACTGGGAGATTTTGTCAGAGCTGCATTACAAGTCGGAAGGCAGCGTCTGGGGTGCACATTTCTGGAAAATCACACTTCACGATGAAACCATCGGCTGTTTGGTTACTGGCTCTCCAAAAGGACTGCTGAAAGAGCGACATATAGCGTTTCCAAAACTAAAGCCAAAAAGCGGTGATGCGCTGCTGATCAACACCCAGCGTTACAGCATCATCAATCATAATTTTCGCGTTATCTCGCGTTTCGTTTTTGACACGCCGTATCGCGGCATTGGTTGTGGTTATCGCGCGATGAATTTAGCAGCCCGTATGGATGGCTCAACCTTTATGGAAATTCAAAGCTCGATGTCAAAGTTCAATCATTTTGGTCAGATGGCAGGCTTTAACTTTATCCGCCCGCTCAATTCCAACAAATATGACAAAGGCATTATGTTTTTCCGTCAGCACTTTGAAGCACTGCCGCAGGACTATGAAGCCATCATGAAAGAGATCGATCTGAAAAGTGACCTGGCGAAAGAAAAACTATTCAAAGCCTGTCGCTGGTTCTATTTTCAAAACTCCGCGCTCGAAAGAACCGGCTCTAACCGACACAATGGCTCTACCAACGTCGAAGCAATGAGTGTTCCGTTGCTGATTAAAAATCTGCAACAGCTTATTCTATCCTCGCCAATGTACGGTGTTATCAAAAATCCCGATAAAGGTAATTTTGTGCCCAGCAGACTTCCGCTGGTGGCTTTCGACTGGCAGAAACCTCATGAGCCTCTGAATTTACCAAACTCATTAAAGGCACTATCAGAATGAAATACAGCATCAGCGAGTTCACCGAAAAGCAAATCGAAATCATGAAAGTGATTTTATCACTGGTTGACGCCGGTTCATTTCCGGCAATTACCGAAATCAAGAACAAGCTGTCTTATGGATCGACAGTTTCCCGTTCCGCAATATCTTGTTCGCTAGAATATCTTGAAAAAGACCTGGTTATTAAAATCGTCAAAAACGATTCTTCAAAGACAAGTAGAGGTAATTTTTCTGTAATAAAGCCAACTCCGTTAGCATATCAAATATTCAGAGCAGTACCGTAATCAATTGGGAAAGAGGATTTCCGACGTAATTATATCTAATATTGTTAAATTAAAACTATATTATATAATATACGTCGTGCGGCACTGGGAAAACATGAAAAATATAGGTTATTTTATAAATGTCTGAAGAAATTATTACCGGATTGGTAGTAGAACCTGAAAAACTAGAAAAAAAGGTTCTCACTGATGCTGAACGTGAAGAAGTCCGCAACATTATTGCGGATGGAAAACTACGTCCTGCTGCTGCTGCTGCAAAATTTGGTATTTCACCCTCTGCGATCAGTCAAATCTGCAACAAGGAACCACAGATCACCTTTAACTGTCGCGCTAAGGAGAGAGAGCGTAAAACCGAAATAGCTGCTGAGGCAGAAGTAGAACGACTGGCAAACAAGTTTGGCGAACAAAAAGCCCAGTTCATCGAGAATACCAAGAACGAAGCCTATAAGGATGCGGTTCTGGTAAGACAGCTCGGCATGAAAGTGGTAAAAGAAACTCTTGCCGCAGGTAAAGATCTTGCCACCATGTATCCACACTTAAAGGCTATCGATAAGCTGGCAATGATCTTCCAGCGCTCACGCTCGGAACGCTATATTGTTACCGATGCGACAACGACCATCAACGCTGAAGACCTTCCTGAAATTCATATTCGCGATCTGACCGAGGAAGAAATTCTGATGCGTCAAACGCCAGAAGAAGAATTTGGCGCGATTGAAGACCTTGATCTGAATTCCGAAGATGATCTGGAAGTGATTGAGAGCACATAATGGTCGTTCTTCTCGGTAAGATCAAACATGGCGGTAGCATACTTACACTTCATGCTGGTCAAAGACAAGTCATCAGTGACTTACATCGCTTTAAAACAGTGGTGGCTGGACGACGCTGGGGAAAATGCCTAGCGAAGGGTACTCGCATCACTATGGCAGATGGCACGGTGGAAAACGTTGAGAATGTTAAAGCGGGTAGTTACGTTTTAACACTAAACGAAAACACCTATGTTATCGAGCCAAAAATCGTAGAGCATCTTCATGATAATGGGATAAAAGAAACCTTACTGATTAAAACGGCAGGTAGAACTCTTCGCTGTACGCCAAATCATCCGCTTTTAGTGAATAATATTTGGACTGAGGCTCAATATATTAAACAGGGTGATTTGGTCGCTGTTCCAAAACGTACTGCGGTTTTTGGAAAGTTGCGCCAATCAGATTATAAAGTTGATTATCTAGCTATCTGGCTCGCAGAGGGTAATAAATATTGCGTTTCAAACACTACGCCTGAAATTCTGGATATTTTGCAAAATTCAGTCAATAAATTTGGTCTTAAACTTGTGGCAAAGGGTAAGAAAAATATTGATTGGTTCGTGACAAGCGGCTGCGGAGCAAAAATTGCTAATACCGCACGTCTGTTTATTGACTCGCTTAATTTGTGGGAATGTAATTCAAAAACTAAATTCGTGCCTGATTGGGTTTATAATTTACCAGAAGATCAACTTGCAAGATTCTTAAATCTTTTTGTTGCCTGCGATGGTTCAATAAATCTTAGATCAAAAAATACTCATGCTGTTGAAATCGGATTAGCAAATGAAAAGCTTGTCAGACAGATTGCAGAATTGTTTTTGAAGTTTGGTATTCGCGGTCAGATTAGTCACAAGATTCATAAATCTGCTGATAAAAATGGCAAAAATTATGAAAGTTGGAGATTTATTTTCTCCGATCCATCTGCGCTGATCATTTTTGCAGATAAAATTGGAGCTATATCTAAAGAAAATCAGATTAATTCGGCAAAACAGACCGCTTTAAAAAGTGGTGGTAATTCAAATGATTATTTGCCAATTTCACATGATGATTTTATCAATCATTTGAATTATGTTCCTAAAATAACTGATAAATTTGGTGGATACAATTACAAGGTTGCTCGCGATCTGCCTGAAGATTTGCGTCAAAATTTAACATCTTGGCGTAAGCAAACACCAACTCGAATTAGTGTTAAGCGATATGATAGTCTAAAGACATATTCAGATGATTTTTACTCGCCTATTGCAGATGGTGAAATTGCATGGGAAGAAGTTAAGATCGTTGAAAAGGCTGATAAAATTCAGACATATGATTTAACAATTGATGATAATCATAATTTCTTTGCTGATGGTATCTGCACTCATAATACTCAGTGCGCAA